TACGGCAGACAAAAACATCATCAGCCAAAAACCCTACCAAGGCGTGAACCGCCTCATTCTCGGTCTGTCTGCAATGGTGCAAGGGTTTGATGTGCCGGTGTGGGCATCGTTCAAGCAATGGCAAAGCCTCGGCGCGAATGTACGCAAGGGCGAAAAGGGCACAAAGATTGTGTTTTACTCGCCCGTGAAAAAAGAAAACAAACAGACCGGCGAGACAGAGGAATATGCTTGCCTCAAGGCGTACTATGTTTTCAACGCCTCGCAAGTAGAGGGCATCGAGTTTGCCAAGCCTACGGCAGAGGGCGGCGAGTTTGACGCGATAGCAGAGGCAGAGGCGCGAATCATCAAGACCGGCGCATCAATCAGTCACGGCGGCGATGCGGCATTTTTTGCACCCTCGGCAGACCGCATCCAATTGCCACACAAAAACACTTTTCAAGACGCCGGTAGCTACTACGCCACGGCATTTCACGAATTGGTGCATTGGACGGGGGCAGAGACTCGCCTAAACCGCGAGTTTGGCAAACGGTTTGGTGACAATCGCTACGCCTTTGAGGAATTGGTTGCAGAAATGGGCGCGGCGTTTCTTTGCCAAGACTATCGCATCCAAGGCGAATTGCGCCATGCCGGATACATTGCAAACTGGTTGCAAGTCTTGAAAGAGGATAACCGCGCCATATTCAAGGCGGCGGCATTGGCACAAAAGGCGGCAGACCTCATCAACGGGTTAGACGCTACCGCCGAGGCGATGCCCCTCGCGGCGTAAGACTCAGCGTATAGGGCGGCGAGTCTGCCCTATGCGATGCGCTTTGCGTATCAATTCCTAACCAAACCTAAAAGGGGTAGACCATGAAAAAATACAAAGTGACGGCGAGTTATCTCACATTTTGCACATTAGAGGTTGAGGCAGAGAACGAAGACCAAGCGTGGGAAATGGCGCGGGAGGCAGACGGCGGCGATTTTGAGGCGTTGCCAGACTTGGCAGATTGGTACATCAACGAAGTGCAAGAGGTGACAGCATGACAATCACAATCACGGCATCCGGCGCAATTGTCAAACCTACCAAGACTCGCAAACCCGCCATGCGTAAACCTCGCAAGGGCGCGGCAGAAAAGCGAATCTATCCTAAGTGGCGCGAGGGCATGACAACCCGCGCATATATCGAGGCATACCACGCCGCAAACGCGAGCATTGTGCTACTCACCCAAACCGAATATCTTTGCAACTAAGGGGGCAGACCATGCAAAAAACAATCACGCCGCAAGACTTGCAGACCGTTTGGGAGCAATTGAACGGGTTAATGTATGACATCGAAAATTGGAATGACTTGTCAGACATGGGCGAGACAATCCAAGACTGCATCGAGCGCCTAGAGGCATTGGGCGCACATCAAGAAAATGAGGTGACAAAATGACAAGCGATGATGTAATTGCAAACATAAACCGTAAATTAAAAGACGATTTGATTTCCAATGACGCGCCGGTGTCCACGCGCCCAACGGCTGACGATTTGCTCTGCGCCGTTGCGTTTGTTGCGTTTGTTGCGTTTGTCTGTTTCCTATGACGCAAGCCTTGGCAAAGCGTATTCTTGACCGAGTGAAAGAGGGGCGACCCACGCCCCTTTTTTTGATTAACCTTGCATTGAAAATCACGGGGGACTTATGACTGAATTGAAGCCAACACTTGCCAGAGGTACACCGAAGGGCATGGAGATGACCAGACTAGGGTCAAAAGAGCAAAGGGAATTCGTAGAGCGCGAAGCCCTTGAGATATTCACACGCATGACAAATGGGGGTTGCACATTTCAGCAAGCCCTTGGAGCAATTTTCTTGTCAGGCATGAACGCAGCTCACCACGCGAGTAAAGAATGACACAAGACCAAGAGCAAAAAGAACGAAGCGCATGGCGTAAGCGTCAGATTCTTGAAGCCCAAGAGGAAGAGATGTTACAAAAACAACGCGAGTATTCACGCCCCAAAACGCGCTGGATGCTGACTTGTCAACAGCTTGGCGTGTGCCATTCACGCAAGCCCCGATGCCCTGAATGTGAGGATTGAATGACCAGCAAAACGCCCTTGATTCTCTTTTGCCTTGTCTTGGTGTTGTTCGCCCTGACAAGCCGTGACCACGCGCCAGCTTGCCCCGTACACAAGCACATCAATTGTGAGGTGAAGCAATGACCAATGACGCGCTCGGCATCCTCTTGATGAACCTCGGCAGCATGATGATTGACCTAGGGTTTGCCCTATTCATCATTGTGATTTGTTTGTACCTTTTTTTAGAAAAATTTGACAGATGAAAAAAATCTGATAGAGTCCCCATTGTTGTCGTAGTGGTCAACAAGGAAGAAAGCCGTTTACTCATGCGTCTGTCCCCGCCGATTGAGGGGAACCACTACCGGACGCAGTAGTAAGCGGCTTTTTTTATTGTCCCTACGCAACCGTACTCCGCACGATAGTAAGCAGCCATGACTGTGCTGGCGCGGAAGAAAAGCGGTTCACCTTGACCAAAGGGTAACGGGTGCGCGAGGGTGCTTCCCCAAGCGATAAACGGGTAGATAGGCTGATTGAAAGATGCGTCAGGGATGACGATTAAAAACATCGCCCGATAAATAAAGCAGAAGCGATTGTCTTGAGGTAATGCTCCAACAGTCACAGCCGCAAGGCTGACGCATAGAGGATGTCTCTTTCATCATCCCTATTCGTTGACCCTTCTATGGCTGAAAGAATTGAATCAGTCTATCGAAAGGGAAATACCCATAAAAAAATACAATGACTAATCGCAATAATCGTGATATAGTCTCTCTACTTCCTAACCAATTGAAAGGGGATTCAAATGAAACCACTCGTATGCGTTGACTGCAAATGGTCAATCGCCACACCCGCATCAGAGACAAGCGGCGTGTACTACTGCAAAGCCAGCGAGACAACCAACCTCGTCACCGGCAAACCCGAATATCAATTCTGCGCAATCATGCGGCTTGCAAGCGGCGGCTGCGGAATTGATGGCAAGTTGTTTGACCTCAATGTAGGTGAACAAGACCAAGGGGGTGAAGACCCCTTCCACACTCACTAACTTCCTAACTTTGGAGAAACATCATGGACAGCGAAAAGCCCATTGAGTATTACGCTGAGTTTTCTATTCGACTTAAAGAACGAGGCGGCAACTCAAGCTCTTATTCTCAAGAGATATTCAATCAACGAGTCTCTTGGGATTACATCCAAGCAAATCAAAAACTAATCCCTATGGTGATTGCAGTCATCAACAAATTGGAGGTTCCAAATGGCTAATGATAGAAATGATTTCGCGCCAGAAATACGAGCCTCCGCATGGTGGTCAGGCGATTCACGCAAGGCAGCCAACGGGCGCGGCAATGAGGCTGTGCTTGAGAAATTAGGCTTGAAAGAATTGCCCGACTTATCGGATGTCGAGGCTGTGCAAATGGGTCATGTGATGCAACCCGTCATCGGCACACTCGCACAAAACAAACTCGGCATTGAATTGAAAGAGGCTGACTATGCGCTCACTCACCCCAAAGAAGTCTGGATGCGCTCACACTTTGACTTTATTTCCGTTGACGGGAAAACACTTGTCGAAGCAAAAAACTACAACGCTGCTGTTCGCAACAAGTTTGACTCCGAAGCCAACATCATCCCTGCGGCTGATATGGCGCAACTCATCCACGAGGCGGCAGTCCACAATGTCGAACGGATTGTGCTGGCTGTTTTATTTGGGGGACAAAACTTTGAAGTCTTTGACTTCCACATCAGCGAGGCGCAGAAAGAGCAGCTCATCAAAGATATGGCGGTTTTCTGGGGAGCTGTGGCGACCAAGCAGCCACTCAGTCCTGAAACTACCGAGCAAACGAAACTGATTTATTCAGTCTCCGCGCCCACATCAATCACCGCGCCAGCACAGATTGAGCAAGCAGCCCAAGCCCTGAAGTATGTCAAAGACCAAATCAAGCAGCTTGAGGAAAAGAAAGAGCAATTGGAAGTCGCCGTGCAATCGTTCATGGGTGTCAACTCTGAACTGGTGGCATTGGACGGTACGGTTGTAGCTACATGGAAGTCAAGCAAGCCATCCATGCGCTTTGATGCCAAGCTGTTTGAATCGTCAATGCCTGACATCTACAAGCAGTATGTGCGTGAAGTCCCCGGCAGCCGCCGCTTCTTGGTCAAGTGAGGTGCGCCATGTTTTTTGACAAAGAGAAAAAAGAAATCGCAAGGCTGCGCGAAGACTTGGACACCCTTGCAATTCGTGTGCAAGCCTATTCCAAGGTGGTGGCAGACATTCTTGAACTTATGCGGGAAATCAAACAAGCCCCGCACGGCATCAAGAAAGACGGCACACCCAAGCAGAAGCCCGGTAGAAAGGTGGTAGCGCAATGACCGCCATCAACTATGCTTTCCCATCGGCATACAACCCGCAAACGGGCGCGGCGCAATATGGCATGACGCTGCGCGATTACTTTGCCGCCAAAGCAATGCAAGCAATCATTATGAGTATTGATGACAAAGATGATATGTCTGCACCAGTTGCAGAAAGCGCCTACAAATGGGCAGACGCAATGATGAAGGCGAGGGACGCATGAATGACAAACCTAGCCGTGACGAGCGCCGCAAGGCAAGAGAAAAGAAGCGAAACCCGAATCCATCACCTCGACATCGCGGTTTGGATAATGGCAATCTCTTCTGTAATTGATTTATTCCTAACTTTAGTGGAGAAACTTAAATGAGCAATCTGACACTCAGACAAGGCTTTGCCCCTCAAACAATGGGCGAGGCAATTCAATTCAGCGATATGCTGGCGAAATCCCAAATGGTTCCCAAGC